AATGACCTGAACAGGTTCAATATGTACGAATTGCCAAACAGAACAAACCGATATGGCCGCAGAAGAAACAACTAGTCAGGAAGGTAATGTTAAACCACAATTTAATGCTGCACAACTTGGCTTGAATATGGATAATGCCATAGCTCAAGTTAAGAAAGGTACATTAACTTATGCCCTAAATGCTGCATTAGAAAACTTTGATGCAAACTCTGTTAATTATCAAAATGAACAGGGTAATGAACTATGTTTGGGAAATACTCAAACAGGAATTCCTCAAGACTATTCTATAATTGGCAATCATTTTATTGCTGAAAAAAACAAACACATATTCTTTCTTATAAACTCTAAAACAGGAGCTTCTCAGATTGGATATATGTTAAACAATGATTGTGTTTATCGTACATTATTATCGGCAAGTTGTTTAGCATTTGATGTAAACTACCCTATTCATAAAGTTGTACATAAGATTACAAATTGTACAACAGAAATCTATTGGACAGATGGAAAGAATCCACGTAGATTTCTAGATATTGATCAGACAACTATTTCTTCAGATTGTAATTTATTAAACATTCAGCCTAATTTTAATATTCCTAACTTAGAACCAAAAGAAGTTTTAAATGGTGGAGAATTAACTGCAGGTACATATCAATTTGCAATTCAATATTGTAATTCACAAGGTGCAGGATATACATCTTATTATTCTATTACAAACCCTCTTCCTATTGCTAATACAAATATTGAAACACTAGACTTTAACTATCCAGTTAATAAATCTATTCGTTTAAATATTACTAATATTGATACAACAGGTTATTTTGAATATTATAACGTTGCTGTAATTAAGACGGTTAATAATATTACATCTGTTGAATTAATTGGTACATATTATATTGATAAAGATAGCAATCAATTTACATATTCTGGTCAAAATCAAACTCAAATTAAATTAACGATTGATGAAATATTTGAGAAATATCCTTATTATGATATAGCAGAAGATGTAACAGTGGCACAAGATCAATTAATCTGGGATGGTTTAACCTCAAATGCAAGAAGTAATTTTCAATGGATTGCTGCTCAGATTACATTAAAATGGGAGACATATAAAATTCCTGCTACAGAAAACTATTCAAATGAATTAAACGCACTTAACCTTCGTGGATATTTACGTGATGAAGTGTATGCTTTTGAAATTGTATTCTTATTAAAGAACGGTAAGCAGACAGATGGATTTCATATTCCTGGTAGACTGCCCGTTGCAGCAGATCTTGTAGTAATTAATAAAGCTACTAATGACGATTATATTGGATCAGGTACATCTGCTCCTACATGGAAAATATATAACACTGCTTACGGAGTAACTGCTGCTACTGGTGATCCAATTGGTAGTGCTACTCCATATCAATATGGTGAGTTTGCTTATTGGCAATCTGAAGACAATAATTATGAAGGAGATGTATTTATAAATGCAGGATTAACTGGACCCATTCGTCATCACAAATTTCCAGATGTATTAGTTAGTCCAATTTTTGAAAGTGCTAATTATGTAAGTGGTCAACCAGTAATGCAATCTTCTGTTGCAGTTTATCCTATTGGTGTTAGAGTTGATACTGCTCAAATTGAATTAAAAATTGCACAAGCTGTTTCCCTTGGTAAAATTACACAACAAGAAGCAAATAATATTGCTGGATATAAGATTGTTCGTGGTAATCGTAATACGAATAAATCAGTTGTTGCAAAAGGTATTATTCGAAATATAGGAAAGTATACTAGAGAGGGAACTAGTTACTATTTTCCTAACTATCCATATAATGATCTTAGCGAAGATCCTTTTTTATTAAATGAAAATAATGGATTTAATGGTCAATCGGTATTATATAAACTTAATGTAACTGTTTCAGGATCTGCAACTATTACAGATTGTAATACAGGACAAATTAAAAGTATTCCATTAACTGCAGGATCAATAACTAATATTTGTTCATTGACAAAACCAGTTCCAAATGGAACCACTGCTTGGAACTCTGTAAATCTAGATGGATCTACTGCAGCACCTTCAGCATCAGATACAATAAAAATTACTGTAAATTCAGGAGGATCTGCAAAATTTTTATATCAAAATCCATATAATATAACTCAACAATTAGATGTAACTGTATATCAGGGAACACCTAAATATATTCTTGCATATTCAGGATTTACAGTGTTATACGATAGTGGTTCTACTGATTATAGTATGGAATACGTTGAGCAACTAAATCCTCTAACTTTACCAAGTAATTTAACTGCATTTTCTACAAATGATTCTAAGTTTAGAATGGTATTCAATTCACCAGAGACATCATTAGGGCAACCTACATTAGGATCAATTTTTAAATTAGAAAGTGCATTAATTGGTGGAGGTAAATCTCATTTTGTTCAAGTAAAAAATAATGCCAGATATAAATTTTTAAATAAGTCAGCACAGAAAAAAGCTTTAGATTCTAGTTATAATCTTGCAAATAGCACAGGTACATTTAATGCTAGTGCAATGTTTACAACATACCAATCTTATTTAACTATTTATATTAATGGTTTAACTAGACAAAATTTTGGATATTCATTTAACTCTGTTGCTAGTTATGACTATTGGAAAAATGTCACAAACGATGGTAATAAACAACGTGAGCTTTCTTTATATCAATATCTTAATTCAGGTGTACAATCTGTAGGAGACACGTATGATGTTAATAATTTCCAAAGAGAATCATCTGTATATTTAAAAACAAAAGGAACTACACCTTTACCGTATGTTAAAGATATTCCTAATGTAACGCCTCTAAACCTTACAGATAACACTAGATTTACAATTTCTAAAAAAGAAAAATGTGGAAATCCAGAAGATTTGATTAATGTTACAACTTTATCATATTATGGATCGATAAAGAATTATTCACCTAATCAATGGGGAAAACTTTATACATACGAAACAATTGATACAGGATTTCAAATAGATAGGGATTCTCCTACAGGAATTAAAGTTGTATTTGGTGGTGATACGTTTATTTCTCGTTTTGCATTTAAAACTAAACTTCCATTCTTTATTGATAATAGAGTGGGAGCTCCTGATGATTCAGATATTAATTATGATGAATTAGGTAATGTTGCTTATCCAGAATATTGGTATTCATCTAGATCTATATTAAGTAACTACTGGGCTGGTACTACGGAATTAAGTAATATTGTTTCAGTAAAAGCCAACTTTTTAGATTGCACAGTAGGAACACCATATCCTGTAACAACAGGAACTACCACAACAAAAACTCCTGGATCAGTTACAACAGGTAGTTTAGATTATGGATATATAGGTAAGATGTACATGTTTGCTTATGGTATTCCTTATTTCTATTGTGAAAGTTCTGTAAATACAGATTTACGTCAAGCATATAATAATGTTGAAGGTAACTTTTATCCTCATGTAAGTTCTGGTATTCCTGATGATTGGTTGCAACAAACACGTGTACCAATTGCATTAGATAATACATATTATTATAATGTATCTTATTCTAAACAGAATATAGAAAACTATTTCTCACATCTTCCATTAGGATGGGATGGCGGAGTATGTGATCAAACATTTCCATTTAGAGCAATCTATTCAGAACCTCAAAGTTCTTCTCCTGCAAATAAGGTGAATAACTGGTTATTGTATAGACCTATATCTTATTTTGATTTTCCTCAAAGTTATGGAGCATTAACTTCTCTTGATGGTATTCAGAATAGAGCTGTATTAGCACGTTTTGAAAATAAGTCATTGTTATACAACACAATGCTTACAATTGATACAAGCAATCCACAGGCTGCGTACATGGGTAATTCTACATTATTTAAATCTGCTCCTCCAATTGATTTTGCTGAGACAGATCTTGGATATGTAGGATCTCAACATAAGTTCTTATTAAAAATTCCTCAAGGTCAAATTACAGTTGATGCTAAACGTGGACAAATATTTTTAATTTCTGGTAATCAATCTAAAGATTTAACAGCATTTGGATCAGGTGTTAACAGATTTATGACTGACCATTTAGCATTTGAAATATTACGTTATTTTCCAGATGCTGATGTAGATAATCATTTTAATAGTGTTGGTTTACATGGTGTATATGATTCTAAGTTTGATCGTGTAATTATTACTAAACTTGATTATATTCCACAATCTAGTTATGTTGGTGTAATTAAATATGGTAATGATTCTTCTATTCTACAAACTTACAAGAAGTATTATATAGGAACCGCATTAAATCCTACAATAGTTAGTGTATCAGATTTACAGTATTTCTGTAATAAGTCTTGGACTATGTCATTTAATATAAATACAAAGTCATGGGTTTCATTTCATACATATCTTCCTAACTATTATATAGGAGAGAACAACTTCTTTTATTCAGGATTGAATGAAGGATGTGATATGACATTTGTTGCAGCAGTTGTTATTCCAACAGATTGTAATCTTCCTGGAGGATCAGCAATTAAACAAGCATCTACAACAACTACTACCACTACAGCTGGTATTCCTGGAACTACTACAACCACTAGTACTTCAACATCTAGTACAACTACTACCACCACTACTGCTAATATCATCAATTGTACATTAAATTCAGGATCAGCTATTGTACAAACAACTACAACTACCACTACTACTGGTATTCCTGGTCCTACAGTTGAAAACCAAACATTCTACACATTAAACTAAACATAGATGGCATTCTCTTCTCTTGTTGACGCTAGATCCCAAGTAACAAATCCTACAACGGATGTTAATTCCACTATATTATATGGTGATAGTAATATTCTAAATATAACTACTACTTTTTATACTAATCCAGCAAAGACTATTTTGGCAAGTGCTGGGAATTATGTTGTACTTACAAATTATAAAAGTTACTATATTACAATAGGTGGAAATGGCAAAATGACTACATCTCCCCAAGAATTAATGAATGCTGGTACAGACGTAACATTTGTAGATGATTCTATTATGAATTATTCAGATGATTCAGGACAGCAAACATCAAATAACTGGTATGGTAATTTTATAGGAGGAGTTAGTTATTCTTTAAATACAACTACATTATTACTTACAGATGACTGGTGGTATACACAACTATATAGTTATCCAAAGAAATGGGTAATTGATAACGGAACATTGAGTGCTTCACCAGTGACAAATATTAATTTGTCTGCAATGAAAGGATATGATTTAATTATTAGAAGTGGAGAATGGAATCCAAACTCTCCTGCTGGATTTACTAATGGAAGATTTCTTGGATCTTTTATTCATATTGCTCCTGAAGTAAATAGAACAACTGTAGTGGGTAAACTTAATTACTACTTTCGACCTGATTACTTAATACCAACATATGCTAATGAATATCCATCCTTCTTTAGAAGAATGCCTAATGCTCTCCCTATTGTTGATCGTAATGGATATACAAAAGAATTCATGACTTTAACAAATCCATTGCTTGACATGGTGATTAAAGATTCAGGACAAATAGGAGTTACATCAAGAACATTTAGAAATCCGACAAGACAAAACAAAGGATTAACAAAACTCACCTCTACATTTTTTAGAAATATGGTAGCAGGACAAGTTTCAGGAATTAATTCTAATTATGTAATGAAGTATGAAGATGATGGATCTCCATCAGAAAATATCTATCAAGTTGTATCATATGAGAATAAACACTTATTTGATGCTGATGGTTATATTAGAAGTCCAACAGCATACATTAAATCAGGAGGTGCTACAAGTGATCCTAACTATATTACAGATAGTTCTGTAGATGCTTCATGGTGTTGTGCATTACTTGAATCACTTCTAATTACCAATCCATCTGAACGTGCTACATGGACTTTTTCAAATGCTTATTTGACAATTTCTTATGCAAGTATAAATCCATATCAATGGACTACAGTTCCAAATGTAGGAACTAATCGCGCTGATATTGCACCAGCAACTCAATATTTAGGATTTTTTAATCCTAATGGTACTGTTCAAAATCCATTTAATCTAAATCATGGAGCCTATATTCAACATGATGCAGAATCTGTTGTAGGTGTTGGAAGAAAACGCATTAATGTTGGTAGAGCATATGATGCTATGGCAGCTAGTTGTAAAGCAGCGTCAATAGCAAACAATTGGCCTGCAAGTGGTGCTGTATTTCCAAAGTTTAGCATTTATGGAGAAGGAATTTATCAAGCCACTTATTATGGAAGTGGAACTGCTGGTTGGCTTTACGTTGATCCAAGTGTTTCAGTTGCTACAGTAAAAACAACTGATCTTTATTCTGATTACCACAATTATTATATAAATGGAACAATTAATAGAAGTGCGATGATTAATTACAATCCAATGTATGAAGGTTGTATTAATTCGTTTAATTTATTCTTTGTTACTAACTATTGTATTTCTATTGTAACCAAATGGTATTTCTATAATGCAGTACATGGATATGATATCTCTAAGAAAATAATTGCACAGATTGGTAGTGAAACTAGTCAAGATTATTCATCTAAAAGAGTACAAGCTTATTCATGGAGATTCTATGAGCCAATACCTGGAACTTCTGATTTTAATTTCGAAAGAAAAGGAGTTAGATATGGTAGTCAGATAAATTGGAGACCTACACTTCCTCCATCATTTATTCAATCGTTGGCTGTGTGGGCATTTGGATATATGGATGGACTTTACATGTGGGATACTCCAAATGTTTATGGTGGAGAATTTAATCATTATCCAGCAGAATATACATTAGATTATTATAGATATGGAAACTTAGATGAAATAGATAATAGTTCATATGATTGGCTTTATATTGGATATTGGCAAATAGAACAAAATAGAGATATTGTTTCTGCAAATACAGCTTGGGTAAGACCTCAAATCTATTGGAATGGTGCGTGGACATCAGACACTGATACAAATAATACCAACTATCCCGTTATGCTTTACAATCGTCAAGCACCTATTTCTGCATATAAATTATCAGCAGATGGAACCGAGGCTTTATTGATTATTACAAATCCATTTAATAATGGATATACAAAAGAAACATTTAAAATCAGATTACAAACAAAAGGTAATCAAGAATTTGATGTGGATGTATGGGGTAATTTTACAACTGTAATCAGACTTAAATCAATTTAAATTTTAATTAGTAAAAGAAAATGTCTAAAGCAATTATCATAAAGTTAAAAACACTTGGTAATAGAGTACTAGGACCATTTGACATCACGGATGATTTGGGGAATGTTGTAGCTACAGATGTTACTAAACAAACTTTAGTTACTGGTGTTCAATATTCAGTTAATGATTCTGCTGTAAGTATTACTATTAAGTCAAAAGACACTTGTAATCTTTCTGTAACAACTTCTATTACATATTTAAGTTTGCCTCAAATCAATGCTATTACATTGGTGTATGTAAACTCAGGAACATTATGGAGACATTTAACTGATACAAAATTATATAACACTTACTATGGAAAAATTTCTCCATACATAATTGAATATCCTTTTGCTTATCAATTTCATGATGAGATTTTACAATCTGTAAAAGACTTCACTACAGCTTATAAATATCTACCTATTACAGATGGTGTGTTTAATGACAATGCACAAATCCAAACAGATGATCAATACTTCAACAAAGCTATTTTATACAATGGTCAACAATGTACAGGGGTATTAAATCTTGTTCCTAAACCTACACATAACCTACAAGCATACAATAGTTACCCTCAATACAATACAGATAGTAAAACTATCATATTTACTAAGTCAGATAATTTTTATCAATACAATACTTTTTGGTCAATTGTTAAAAATAAATTATTACCTTTGTTTAATACATCATGTGAATCCCTATCTATAGATAAAGTGCTTAGTCAAAGCAACATGGATTACACAACACTATCATTCAAAAAAGAACCTCTTCGAGCTAAAAGTTTAAAAATCAGACATATTCTTGATAATAAATCAGATGCTCATTTAGTTTCTCAATTCATTATAAGCGAGTCAATGATTAGTTACAAGTAATTATGAAATATTATTTATATAGACACATTAGATTAGATAAGAACGAACCTTTTTATATTGGAATTGGTACTAAACAACCAAGAGTTCATCCCAATATAAAATCTGAGTACAGACGGGCTTATGAAAAAAATAGAAAAACTTCTACTATTTGGAATTATATAGTAAACAAAACTAATTATAATGTAGAAATTCTTTTTGAGTCAGATGATTATGAATTTATTAAACAAAAAGAAATTGAATTTATTGCTTTATATGGCAGAATAAATATTAATACAGGAACACTTTCTAATTTAACTTATGGTTGAGATGGAACAATAGGTTACATTCCTAGTAAAGAACAAATTGAAAAACATAAAAAATTTATGACAGGTAGAGTACAATCTGAATCTGAAAAACATAAAAG